GCGCTACCACTCTTGTCGCCAGTCCGCCGAGAATCCCCGGGTTACTGGCCGCGCCCACTGGATCGTAGGGCGCTCCACTGAAACTGCTGTATCTCTCCGAACCCCGCCGGCAACTCCCGATCAAATCGGCTCCGGCTTGGGTTCGGGTTGCGATCACTACCTCGCCGTGATCGCTCGGCGCCTTGCGGAAACGGATCGTCTGTCCGTCATTTCCGAGCTTTTACTTCTGCCGCTCGGGCCAGGGGCAGGACGTGAGATCGCGTCTGTTCATCCTCCAGTCATCTAAAAGATCCCGCCTACTGTCACTAGGCGTCGCGCCGTTGCGCTGGTGCTATTTGCACTGAGAAGCGCTATCGCTTCTCGCTACAAACAGTTACTGCCCTACCGCCGATTCCGCCAACTCACAAACCGCGAACACGTCATCGATCCACTCGGGGTACTTCGGCTCGCCTCCTGCTGCGAGGTCTTCGTGGTATTGCTTGCGAGCGTCTTCGGCTAGAGTGCGTACGCGGGCGATGGTGTCGTTCATGGTTTGTCTCATTGCCCGCCGAAGCGGGCGCGGTGGTTAGGCGACAGCGCCGGTCAAGATGCCTATTGCTAGGCCAATGGCGAAAGCGGCTAACACGGCTGCGCCGGGGTACCGATCGAAAAATCGTTCAGGCTTCATATCGAGCGATGATCGAAAGAGCTTGCTGGACTACGTGCGCCTTCCCTTGCAGCTTCGCGACGAGCAGCACCGTGCGGGCTTGCTCTGCATTCGTGATCGTGTAGCCCATCAGCGTGTATGCGTTTTCCATCGTCATTCCCCTTCGTGATTGCGCGCCACGGTGCTGCTCGTTGGTGGTGCGGTGTGTGGTGGGTGGATGACTAGAAGCATAGACCATATTGGTCTATCGCACAAACCTTTTTGGCCTATGGATCATCGTGACATTTTTCTATCGATCAGAACAGATCAATAGGATGCAAAAAAGCCCGCGCGCGGCGGGCTGGGATGGTTAGGTGCGGAGCGTTATTTGGCCGTCTTGTTGCCGACAATGACTCGAATCATCCCAAGTACCGGGATGCCGACTAGGGCGATACTGACTGCGGCAGGCGCGTGAAGGGCGACGCACGTCACCGCACCAACAATGGAGCCGATGGATATGGCGCCCCCGATCAGGTGGCCTCGCCGAGTATCGCGAGCCATGATGCGAAGGCGCTCTGTTTCATGCTCTATGCGATGGGCTTGCTCTGCCTCGACCATTGCCATGATGCGGTTTGCGCCATCAGGAATGATGGTGTCGAACTGCTGCAAAGCGCCGGGCGGGGGCAAAGGCCCGCTCCAGGTCATATTAAGACCGGATGCGGACTGTGAGGTTTTGGGTGTGGCCGGGGCTGGCCGAGCTGGACTACTTCTGCTTGGTGTTCTTGCCATGCTCTCGCTGGATCACTCGCCGGAAATCGTTACCTACATTTTTGACGTCGCCGCGCAGTCGATCGACGTCATTTCCGCTGACTCGGGGATAGCTGACGGGAGGGGCAAAGATACAGCCGGGCGATGCGATGCCTTCGAGGAGGCCGGCAACAAACGCTGACTTCTTACGCATGTCTGGCTCCGGGTAAGATTTAGATTGCTTAACGGCATTCTACAACCAAATGCTTAGGGTTTCCTAAGCACGGTGTGGGCCGCGCAACACTTCGTCGCTTTGGCTGGGAGTTCAGGACAGCGCTTATTTCACTACGATGCTATCAATTGCCCACATGCCTTCGGCCCCTGGCCTATCAACCAACCCGAATCGGATGATCGAAAGTTTAAGCCCAGCCGATCGGTCAACATGGAGCACCCTAATCGGGACGCCGGCAGGGAAAACCATGCAGGGGCCGCCATTGGTCACGATCATCTGTTCAAGCAGTGTTCTCTCACCGGCATTGGCATGCTGGATCGCCTCCACAAGTAGGCCTTCCGTGGGGCAGGCGAGGTTGTTCGGGAGCGTCGTGTAAATTTGTTCCGGCTCAATCTCTACCGGCTTGCTGGCAGCCGGAGGCGCAGGGGCTTCATCCTGACTCGGCGGGTGTTGCGCGCGAAAAGAAATCCACGCGACGATGATTCCTGCCGTCACAACCAAAGAAAAGAACACCCCCACCAGCTGTCTTCGCTTCTCCGTCTGAGTTTCGGCTTGCGTCATCGTTTGCTCGCAAAAATCCCGCCTCGGCGGGATGCATTCGCTTACTTCTTCGGATAGTCCGCGATGGCTCGAGCTGCCATCAGGATGTGATACGAGATGCGGTCGAGTATTTGGTCTGGCGATGGTTGGTCTGCTGCTTGTTGGTTCCTTTGTTGCGGTTGCGCGGCTCGTTGCCGATACCGCGCCATATCAATAACGGCGGTACTAGCGCTGTCTCTCATTCGTTGCCCCCGGGGAGTTCGTGTGCGCGGGCCCCAAGATTCTTAGCACCTCGTCCATCATCTGGGATCGCACGACGCCAGTCTGCAATTCAGTGGCTGCGGAGGAAAGCAAGAGTAAACCCGTATGATAAGTGAATGTTTTACGTGCCAGGTCGCCAGCCCCATCCAGACGTTCGACACACAAAATCAAATTTTTCGCTTCATCGCTCAGACGGGTCTTTCTACCTGTATTTGACAGATTGCTTTCATCTGACCATTCGTGATCTAGCCATCCCTCTTCCTTGCCGTAGGCAATTTCGATACGCCTAGCCATATCGTCGCCAATGCCGCGACGCGGGTTCGGCCCTCCCCACGCGTTCACCTGCTGCGACGTCATCGGCTCATTGCTCGTGGCTGCGATTTTCTCGGCCGCGACGCTAGGGCCATCCTCCGCGATGAGGGCGCGCGCGTTCTCGTAGCGGATCTGTCGACATGTTTTCATCCTGACAAAGTACTTCCATGCATCAAATTGATAAACATGCAAAAAGACCTAGCGCATAGGTCTTTTTGGTCTATACTGGCCGCATGGATCTCAAGACCTACTTCCGGCAAACGAAGCGATCGGATCGTGAAGAGTTCGCGAAAGCACTGGGCGTCAACCATGACTACCTCTATCACTGCTCGCGTGGTTCTCGCCGTCCAAGCTCCAAGCTTTGCCAACTCATCGTGAAGCTTGATGCGCGTTTTACGCTCGCCGAGCTTCGTCCTGATATTTGGGGTGGTGTGATCGAAAACGTCGCCGCGAGTGACGACGTACAGCCCCCGGTTGGCGGTCCGCCGATCGACGTCGCGAGCACGGAGTCCAGCCCGCACGGAACGATCACCATTCATTACACGAAGGAAGATTAAGCAGGTTGGCATAGCAGTTCGTCGTTATATCGGGCACCCAGTTAGTGGTGCCCTTATTTGAAACGAGGCTCAAGTGTCCATTCCAGTGTCAAGTGTTCCCCCTCAGTTCGAACTGCCCTTGATGTGCCGTATGCAGCGGCCCGAGAAGGTCGATCAATCTGTCGTGGAATCAGTCACTTGCCAGGCGGAACTGATCCTCAAATCCATCGAACTGTCGCGATTCAAATTCATGGAAAAGACGTACGCGGGCTACCTCGGTTTGTCGGCTTCTCAGTTCTCGAAGATGAAGAACGGCCGGGATGGCGCGGGCAAGCTCTGGCATCTGCCGATCACTGCGATCGCCAGATTCGAGTGCTTGGTAGGGCACACGCTCTTGACGCAGTGGATCGAATACCAGCGCGATCTGCTGATTGATGACGACATGCGCGAGCTTGCCGAGATTGAGCAGCGAGCAGCGGAGTTGCGGGCTAAACGTCTGGCGAAAATCGCGAGGGCCGCGTAATGAACACTCGATGCAAACCTGGTGACTTGGCCTACATCGTTCGTGACGACTGGAATCCTTGCGATATCGGCAAGGTCGTCAAAGTCGTCAAGCTCGTTCCGGCTTATGAGTGGGCGCAGGAAGACGACCCCGAGTGGCGTTGCGTGGCTCGCGAGCCGCTGCAAGGTTATGACGATGACGGCAATTCATTTCCTAGCTGCGAATCGGATATCCCTGACGCGTGGCTCCGCCCCATCACCGGCCTTCCTATCGACGAAGAAACGAACGAAGACGTGAAGGAGCCAGCATGAGCACCCAAGAAGCAGTTGTTTATGTGGCCGGCATGATTCTGACGGCATTCATCGTCTGGTTGATCGAGCGCTAAGGGGCGACGCCATGAAGATCGAAATGGGGAAAATCCCCATCCGCGTGAGTCTGGACGAACCGGCCATCGGCAACGTCTATCGCGCCAAGGGTGGCCCCGGCCGCACGCGATTCTATGTCGTCGTTGCGTTGACGGAGCGCACAGCGCATGCCCTCGGCATCGATAGCGAAGGCGTCATCACGAGCACCACCAGCTATTCGACGTCGGTCTTCGCGCAACGCGACGTTGTCGGCCATGTGGCCGGGCTTGACGAACTGACGCTGAATCTCACGTGGGAGCCGGTATGAGCCAATCCGCGCATGATCTCATCGAACTCTCGCGCGAATGCCGGGACTGCCCCGAACTGCGGCGGCTGGCCCTCAACCTGATTTCGGCCGGCGTGCTCTCTTACCTGGACGGGTGCTGAGATGAAATTCCTAATCGGATTTTGCACCGGCGCTGTCGCTATGTTTCTTCTGATGTGGCTGTCGTGCCTCGCGGTAGAGGTGATTCGGTGAACGCCCGTCGCGAACCCCTCCACATCGATCCACTGCTCGCAGAGGTATTCGAACTGCTGCATCGGATGACTACCTCTCTCGACCAGTCGCTGTCGGCGCACGCGTGGAGTGCCATTAAGAAGTTGCAACAGTACGAAGCACAACAACGCCAGCAATCTCGGAGCAAGTAAGTGGCGCGCGCCCGGAATTTGAAGCCCAGCTTTTTTACGAACGACATCCTGGCGGAAATTGATCCGCTCGGGCGCCTGCTTTTCCAAGGATTGTGGTGTCTCGCTGACCGCGCGGGACGACTTGAGGATCGACCCAAGAAGATCAAGGCTGAACTGCTGCCATACGATGATTGCGACGTGGAAATCCTGCTCGATGCACTGCATTCGAACGGGTTCATCCTGCGATACGAAGCGGGCGGCAAGCGGTTCATTCAGGTGCTTGCATTCACTAAGCACCAGAATCCTCACGTTAAAGAAGCGGCTAGCACCATACCAGCACCAGGCGAGCACAGTACAAGTACGGTGCATGAACCGGATGAGCAGGATGAAAGAACGGGGGAAGCCGAGGAATTACCGGAACAAGCCGGGCTGATTCCTGATTCCCTTAACCCCATTCCTGATTCCAAGGAAAAGACATCGTCGGGCGAGCCCGACACTGCAAGACAGATTTTGGGCTACCTCAACGAACGCGCTGGACGTTCCTACCAAGCCGTGGAGTCAAACCTAAGGCTGATCCGAGCCAGGCTCAAGGAGGGGGCGTCCGAGCAACAGTGCAGGGACGTGATTGACGCGAAAGTCGCCGAATGGTTGAACGACGACAAGTGGTCGCAATACCTGCGACCCGAAACGCTGTTCAACGCTACGAAGTTCGCGAGCTATGTCGGGCAACTTGGCGTCAAGCAGACGCAGCAGTACGGCGGGGAGAAATACCTGTGATGGCCGCTAACGCTGGACGCATAGCCGTGCTTCGCGAGCAAGGCAAGCAACCCGCCGTCTGGGTGCTGGTTTCGTTTATCGGCCGCATTGAAAGGCAGGACGACGATTTTACGGTGTACGCGCAACCAGACCGCGATTACGACTGGCGCTGGGTGGTGGGCCTGGAACTGATCGCCTTCGCGCGTCGCGGCCAGTCGGTCGCCAGTTCGCTCAAGGCAATTCGCAACGAGCGGCCGAAGTCGCTCTCGCTGTGGGACGTAGACCGAAAAATCGGTGCGCAGGTGTATTTCGATTTTCCGAACGACGCAACAGAGTCGTCGCGCAAGGCGCGCGCCAAGTCGCTCGGGATTGAGTTGCTGCCGTGGTTCTCCTGGCAGGACCGTGAATTCGCAAACATGGGATTCTGAGATGCAGATCATCGACGGGGAAAAGATCAATCTCTCCGACTACATGTCGGAGCCGGAGGACGTGCACAAAATCCGTCCGGCTAGCGAGTGGGCGCAAGGCGTCATTGATGCCTTGTACACCCGTGCCGCGACGCCGGACGTGCGTCTTGGGTGGCAAAAGACTGAGGGACGCTTTGCGATTCGCCCTGGCGAATTGACGATCTGGGGCGGCATAAACGGTCACGGAAAGTCGATGCTGACTAGCCAGGTGGCGTTGGATCTGTGCGTGCAAAACCAACGCGTGTGCATTGCGTCGCTCGAGATGAAGCCTGAAAAAACGATGCTGCGCATGACGAAGCAGGCGGCCGGCGACGGACGCCCCTCGAAAGAATTCATCCATTCCATGCATAGCTGGACGGACGAACGCCTGTGGCTCTACGACCATACCGGAAGCGTGAAGCCGCAGAAGATGCTGGCCGTGGTTCGTTATGCAGTCGAGAACTTCCACATGCAACAGTTCGTGATCGACAACCTCATGAAGTGCGTACCAGGGGACGACGACTACAACGGCCAGAAGGATTTTGTGAATTCGCTGACCGCGATCGCGCAGGATACCGGCGCGCACATTCACCTGATCGCGCATGTGAAGAAGGCCGGCAGCGAGTACGACCGGCCCGGAAAGTTCGATATCAAGGGAAGCGGATCGATTACCGACCTTGCCGACAACCTGTTCATTGTGTGGCGCAACAAGCGCAAGGAAGCGGTCGGAAGCGGGAAGCTGAATTTGAAGGCCATCGAGGCCGACCAAGTCATGGGCGAGCCGGACTGCTACCTGTCGATCGAGAAACAGCGCAACGGCGATTACGAAGGCGTGTTCGGTCTGTGGTTCGATGGTCCCTCGATGCAGTACGTCGAGAACCGCGGGCAGTTGCCGCGCAGGTATCACGTCGATGGTGCCGCAGTCGATCTGGAGGAATTTTGATGCGCATCTCGCCGGCTCTCCTGGAAGACCTCAAATACCTGGCCTGGTATTACGACTGGTCGCAAGGCATCAAGGATCACGTCAAGACCGCAATCAAGGAATCGCCCACTGAGTTCAGCCATTACCTTTCCTCGCTCGCGCAGGCGCATAGGACTGGCTACAAGGAAAGCGGCGGCAATGGCTTGGCCGTGTTCTGTGCGAATCACGGCATCCCCCACCCTTACGTGGGCGAACTGGCTGACACTGTAGACGCATAGGTTAAAGGGGAGACAAAAGAATGGAAGGCGATGCATCGTTGTCCGTTAGGACTCCTAAGCGATACTTCTGGACGACGCGAGAGGTAGAGATCGTCGGTCAGCGGTATCCGATCGGCGGAGTCGATGCGTGCCTCGCGGATTTGCCGAATAGGACTCGCTCCGGCGTTTTCCAGCAAGCCGCGAAGATGGGCCTGCGTGCCCCCGGCGTTTCTGAAGTGCCGCGCAAGGTCTGGTCGACGAGCGAACAGATCGACGCCGAGATCCGGCGCGTCTACACGTCCACGCCGAAGAATAAAGACGTTGCAAATCTTGCCGCCGCTATGGGCCGTCCGCGTTGGTGGGTGTCGAAGCGCGCTCTCACTCTCGGTTTGACGTCTCCGCGCTTTAAGGCACCGGAATGGACGGCAGAAGAACTCGAGATCGTCGAGGACAACGCATCGAAGCATTTGACGACCATTCGCAAGATTCTCAAAAAGTCCGGCTACACGCGCACGGAGGCGGCGATCAAGCTGCAAATCAAGCGCAAGCACATAGAGCATACCGATACCGATCACCTAACGGCGCGCGGACTGGCAGCCATCATGGGCATCGATGCGAAAACGATCACTCGCTGGATTGAGCGCGAAGGACTGCCGGCGAAGCGCCGCGGAACTGCTCGAGTCGAAGTTCAAGGCGGCGATATGTGGCACATCCACCGGCGCACTTTCCGGCTGTGGCTAAAGGATCACGCCCAATGCGTCGATCTGCGCAAGGTCGACAAGTACGCGTTCTTTGATCTTATTTTCGGGTGATCCAATGACCGTAATCCTCAGTATCGATGCGGAGGCCGCTTGAAATACGCCCGACGCGCTGACGGCAACCAACCCGAAATTGTCGCGGCTCTGCGCGCGGCAGGCGCTGTTGTCCAACCCCTGCACACGGTCGGCTCCGGCGTCCCTGATCTTTTGGTAGCGACAAAGACCCGAACCTTTGTGATGGAAATCAAAGACCCAACCAAGCCGAAATCAGATCGGAAACTGACGCCGGCTCAACAGAAATGGCACGACATGTGGATTGGTGAGAAGCATGTTGTGGAGACGGTTGAAGAGGCGTTAGCTGTGCTGAATATGGAGGCGGCATGATCTTCGGTTCTGTGTGCTCCGGGATCGAGGCCGCATCTTGCGCCTGGCATCCGCTCGGTTGGGAAACCTCCTTCGTGAGCGAGATTGAGCCGTTCCCATGCGCCGTGCTTTCGCATCACTACCCGACCGTGCCGAATCGCGGTGACGTGACCAAATTCAAGGATTGGCCCGATGCAGCTATCGATCTTCTCGTCGGCGGAACTCCCTGCCAAAGTTTCAGCGTCGCAGGACTGCGAAAGGGACTGGCTGATCCGCGTGGCAACCTCATGCTCACCTATCTTGCCATTGCTGAGCGCTACGCTCCCCGCTGGTTGGTCTGGGAAAACGTCCCCGGCGTCCTGTCATCAAACGGAGGACGGGATTTTGGAACCCTCCTCGGAGGGTTGGCAGAACTCGGGTATGGGTTCGCCTACCGCGTTCTTGACGCTCAATTCTTCGGAGTGGCCCAGCGACGCCGCCGTGTGTTCGTTGTCGGACATTTTGGAGACTGGCGACGTGCCGCAGCGGTACTTTTTGAGCGCGAAAGCATGCTCGGGCATCCTGCGCCGCGCCGCGAAACGGGGAAAGGAATTGCCCCTACCCTTAGCGCGCGCACTAAAGGCGGTGGCGGACTTGGAACCGACTTCGATTGCGACGGTGGATTAATCGCGCATTCGCTGCGCGGAGAAGGTTTCGACGCAAGCGAGGACGGAACCGGGCGCGGCACGCCGCTCGTTCCGGTTCCGTTTGACACGACGCAAATCACAAGCGCCGCCAACCGAAGCAACCCGAAGCACGGAGACCCATGCCATCCGCTCGCGGCCGAAGGCCATCCTCCAGCAATCGCGTTTGAGTGCAAGAGCGATGTGCATTCGGTCTGCCTTGGCAGCGATCCCATACACGCACGCGAGCTTGCGATGCCTCAGACGAGGCGAAACGGAGATCCTGGCGTAGTTCAGTACGGCCCTGCCGTTCGTCGTCTTACGCCGACTGAATGCGAGCGCTTGCAGGGTTTCCCTGATGGATACACAAGCGTACCTGTGCGCGGCAAACCGGCCGCCGATGGGCCGCGATACAAGTCCTTGGGTAACTCGATGGCGGTTCCCGTAATGGCCTATATCGGCCAGCGAATTGAACTCGTCGATTCCATTACTACCGAGTTGGAGGCATCCCATGCCTAAGCACAAACCACGACGCGATCGCAACAAAGACCCTCGCCATCTGTTCGCCGGGATCAACCGGTTGATGACCGCGCAAGTTGCGAATCAGGAGGTGACTGAGCAAGACGTCGATGAGATGGAAGTCGCGGTTTTGACCGCGATCGACTGCATCGACAAAGGTCATGGCACTACGTCCCATTACGCCGAGATCGCGCACGTCATCAATCAGTCCTGGATTTTGTGTACTGAGCGCGGTGTCGGCGAGGAAGCGAAACCATATCTGCTCGTCGCCCAGGATGGCATGAAGCGAATGGCGAAGCGCTATTACGAAACGAACAAGGTCGAGTTCGATGAACTTGGCTTAGAGGCTGTGCGGAGAGCGGTGGAAATTTGGGCGCACCAGTTACTACTCTGCAGCATCGGCGAGGCACATGCGTCCGGAGAGGTTGCGGATGAACATTTTCGGAAGACGCGGGAGGTGGTGTGATGGGCGGAAATCCTTGGACACCCGAAGAAGACCAGATTCTTCGCGGTTTTTGGCTGCGAACTGGATTCATCGCAGATCACATGCATTTGCTGCCTGGTCGATCGAAACAATCTATCGAGAAACGTGGCGCCAAGTTGGGCCTTGGGCCTCGCAAACTATGGACCGCCGAACAGGACGCTCTGATTCGGCAAATCTGGCTCAACGGCCGGCCGATAAAGCAACATATCGACAAATTTCCTGGCCACTCCCTTCAATCCATCAACACGCGAGCCCATACGCTAGGCCTAGGCCGTCGACCCAAGCGAGGCAGCGCCGAGGAGTCCGTCTC